TCCTGCACAAAATAATAAAAAAGATATGGGTAACACTAAGACTAGTATAGTTTCTATGGTCATTTGTTACCTCCTTTAAAATTATGTTTTTTTCCTTATTGATAAGGAAAACTCAAAATAAATATCAATCTCTTTATTGAAGAAATTAATCATCTTATTGATAATTATATGAAATGGTTTTTTTTGCTTCTTTTTCCCTCCACTAAGCATAAGATCAACACCACGATTAAAAGTGATATTCTCTTTATTTATGTTAAGACTTGACAAGGTTTTTTTCTTGAAGATATTTGATTGTATCCACACATCCACCTAACTTATTACCGTCACATACTACTTGAGGAAAGGTAGCACCTTCTCCAAATTCAGAAACAAAGCCAGATTTAGTGAAATGTGTGTCTAGATTATACACTACAAACTTGCTTTCTGTCAACTCCAAAACTTTTTTTATTTTGTCACAATATGGACATCCATCTTTAGAAAAAACAGCAAAATTCATATCTATCTTGTAAAACTTTATTTAGATAATAATAAAAAAGGAAGGGAGTAATCCCTTCCTATTTCACCACCATTAACGTCGCCCACCACAGCGACGGTTTGAATCCCAAAGATACGAGGAGTTCAATACCCTAATATTATAAAAGATATTGATAAAGTTGTCAAGAGCTCTTTGTAATCAAATAATTTCCTATTACCAAATAATCTAAATCAATATTATTAAATGTATCGATTGCTTGTTGTGGTGTCTCAACAATAGGTTGGCCATTATCATTGAAAGATGTGTTAAGAAGAATAGGACATTTAGTTTCGTCTCTATACTTTTGTAGAAGTGTAGTAACTTCTGGATGTAAATCCTTATTCACAGTCTGTATTCTACAAGTACCATCTTGATGTGTGATAGCACCTATATCTCTTCTTCTATGAGGTTTTACGACCAATGAATATAACATATACTCATTGGGATAATCCTCTACAAAGTAATCCTTCTGGTATTCCTCTAACATGATGCCAGCAAAGGGTCTCCACTCTTCTCTATGCTTGATGCGTGAGTTTACAGTGT